CAGCGCTGGTGTATTGGTTGTATTCAATGCATCGACCTTCATAGAAGGGCTATCCATGCTACTCAAAACAGGAGATTCCGACCAGATCACCCTTGAAAAATTCTCGGGTACTGGTGCTTCACCAACCGTCACCAAGTACGGCGTGTACACCTTGTCTTCGCATATCGCGTCGATCGGGCATGACACTCGTAATTTGGGACGGGTCCCCACTGGGGGTCCCTTTCAGCTGTATAATTACTCAGCTGCAATAGAGACGGTGACCTTACCACCTTATCGACATCCGTCGTATGGGTGGAAGGGCGGAACCTTTATGGGTCGTATAGACGATATGAAAAGACCGTCTGACCTGTTTACTGTTAAGAACACCTTGGCTTTGATAGAATCACAAGCCTATTCAGGTGGGGCGACAGCTATCGCGTTGGCTAATCCGGTAAGACCGGAGGTCGACATGATGACTGCCGTCGGGGAGACTTTGAAAGATGGTCTCCCTAGCATGGTAGGTTCTTCTCTCTGGCGCGAACAGACCCGACTTGCAAAATCTGCAGGCTCGGAATATCTGAACGTCCAGTTTGGTTGGCTTCCGCTTGTCAACGACATTCGGAAGTTCGCCAAGACGGTAGCTGATAGTTCGGCTATTATCCGTCAATATGAGAAGAACTCAGGGAAGCGACAGCGCCGTGGCTTTGGGTACCCGGAAAAGATTATTCCGGAGACTGTCACCACGAAAACGTGTAACGCATATCCACTGGATACTATGTGTTTTGACAATAGTACACAGACGATAACCTTGTCATCAGAAATAAATCTCTGGTTTGAAGGTGCGTTCCGTTATTACTTAGCCCCGTCGGGGCTATTGCGCTATCAGCAGCTAGCTTCCAAGTTATATGGCATCCGGCTTACGCCTGATGTCCTATGGAACTTAGCTCCCTGGACCTGGGCATTGGACTGGTTTGGAAACTTCGGTGATGTTCTTACCAACGTTTCTTCACTCGGTTCCGATGCTTGTGTGATGGAGTGGGGTTACATGATGCATGAGCAAAAAGAAACTCAGCGTCTGTCCCAAATTACTCCTGGCAACACCGGCGCAGGCTGGCATCCGTCCGCAAAGGGGAAATCTTTCCCTTTAAATACGGTTGTTACGAACTCTTATAAAGTTCGTATTGGTGCTTCACCCTATGGATTTAGCGTTGCTCCTGTCGCGTTAAGCGTCAAGCAGCAGGCAATCCTTGTTGCGCTGGGATTATCAAGATTAGCGTAACGAGAAACCACAACAAAAGTGGCCTTCGTGCCGCAGTTTGGATCCCACTATGGCTTTTTCAGACCCACAGGACCTTAAGAACCTGACGGCGCCGACAATTTCGGCGTCCACCCTCGTTCTTCCTCGAACGTCGTCTGCTACCGATTTCGGCCAGTACAAATCGGCCGATGGTATGACGGCGTTTACTATCAGTCACCAATACGGCAAGCGTTACCGCCGTAGTGCTCGCTACGATATTCGTGCGACCGTGCCTGACCCCCTTGTGACCGGTATTTCTACCGTGCAGTCGATGTCCGTTTATTTGGTCGTCGACGTGCCGCCGGTTGGTTTTTCACAAACGACGCAGAAGGGGTAG